ATAATCTATGTAGATAATGATTTTTAAGTTATAGCCATAAATAATACAGTATAGGAGAACACTAAAATGGCTGTTACATCATTAACAAGAATGACAGTTCCTGTCGCTAGCGATCAAAGTAACCCAAGCCAGGGTTTGTTAATGCCTAAACTGAAATATCGATTTAGGGTTATATTTGAAAACTTTGGCGTCAGCACACCCACAACAGAATTAACAAAACAAGTTGTAGATTTTCGCAGACCTTCGGTGTCATTTGAAGACATATTAATTCCAGTCTATAACAGCACATTAAAACTAGCTGGAAAATATAGTTGGGCAGAAGTTACATGTACTCTGCGTGATGATGCCAAGGGCGATGTAGCTGTATTAGTAGGTGAACAAATTCAAAAGCAAATGGATTTCTTTGAAATGGCCAGTGCCAGTTCAGGTATTGACTATAAATTTACCACGAAATTTCAAGTTTTAGATGGTGGCAGTGGCAACACCCCTGTGGTCTTAGAGCAGTGGGAACTTTATGGCTGTTACCTCAAACAGGCCGATTGGGGGGATATGAACTATGGCACAAACGAACCTGCTACTATCACAATGACTATACAGTTTGACAATGCAGCACAAACCGAGGGCGGTGCAGTCGGAATACAAGGAGCAACTGGAGCACTTGGAAGAACATTAGGTGAGTTAGTAACTGGTGCGGGAACAGCACAAACAACAATCTAATGGCATTCGGACAAGACTTTTTAAAAGGTTTTATTGGCAGGCAAAATCTTAAAGATTATGCTCATGCCAGTAAGACCTTTCTGACCAATGGTTATGAGTTAGCACCTAAGAATAAATTTCTTTTTCATGTTTACATGAATATTAATACTGCAGAAGTTCCGGTATTAAGAACAGTATTTCCACAAGATGATGTTACAGCAATTGGCCTAATGGTCAAAACTATACAACTACCACAATTTCAACTTGATGTAGATACTTTAAATCAATACAACAGAAAAAGATTGGTACAGAAAAAAGTTAACTACTTGCCTGTTAGAGTGGAATTCCACGATGATGGTGGTAATATAACTAGGAATTTATGGTACAATTATTTTTCTTATTATTTCAAAGATCCTAATCAACAATATTTAGATGCACCAAACAACAATGGGCGATTAGGTCCATTAAATAGTCCGCCGGGATTTACCTATAATACCAGAGATATCTATGCTGCTCGTAGAGATGTCAATGACTGGGGTTATATAGGCGAAAGTTATGATCAAAGCAGTGCAGGCGGCCCCGGCGGTTTCAGTGGCGGTGACGATAGTTCAGGCAAACCGGCCTTTTTTAAAGATATCACAATCTATGGATTTGATCAACATGAATATGCCATGTATGTATTAATTAATCCAATGATTAAAGAATGGAACCATGACAGCTACGACTACAGTCAGGGCAACGGTATAATGACAAACACCATGACTATTGAGTATGAAACGGTGAAATATTATACAGGTGCTATAGGCCGTGTTAGACCCGATACAAATGTCAAGGGCTTTGCTGATCCTGCAAGATATGATACTGTGCCCAGTGCACTAGCTCGCCCAGGCAGTATTGCAACAGTGCTGGGCAAGGGCGGAATATTAGACACAGGTATAGGTATAATTGAAGATTTGCAAAGTGGTTCAGTTACTGGTATTATCGGGGCTATACAAAAATCAGTGGCAGTGACAAACACATTCAAGGGAAAAAATCTAAGATCTGTAGTATCTGAAGAAGCCAAAAATGGTCTTAATCAGACCTTGCGTAATACTACACCAGCTGGCAATAGACAGATTATTGGCAAATTGGGTGGATTCAACTTTCCTAGCCCTCCAGGGCCGAGATAAATTATGTCAACAGTTAATTATGCTAATCCCAAAACTGATCTTACGGTCAGAGTTTTTGATAATTTTTATGATTTTGACATTGATGTTCCAGTAGAGGAATACGATGTAGTTTACAGTTTTTTCCGTAGTGTATTCACTACCGCAGAGGCTGCTGGTAATTTTACAGTTACACTATTTAGAATTTCCGAACAAAGCGGCACACCAGTACTGACATTGTTAGGTCAATTACAAGATCAAAATCAATTACAAATTACTGCTACCTTGGCCTATTATCTCAATGGTCTAAGAAGCGGTAGTACATTACTGGGTTACAGTAATGCTGTAGTTCCTAATTTTTATACTGCACGAAATGTCAAAGCATGAACAAATGGGCACAGGGCATTTACAAACTTCAAAATCCTGAAAAATATGTCGGGAAAAAGTCTCCGAAATACCGTAGTAGTTGGGAACATGCCTTTATGCGATTTGCCGATACCAATGATAACATATTGCAATGGGCCAGCGAAAGTATCAGTATCCCATATAGAAATCCAGTTACTGGTAAAATGAGTATGTATGTGCCGGATTTTCTTGTGACATACAGAACCAAAGACAATACTGTACGTGCGGAGCTTATTGAAATTAAACCTCGCAATCAAAGTCTAATAGAAGGTCGTATGAATGAAAGACAGCGAGCTGTTGTGGCAGTAAATTATGCCAAATGGGATTCCGCAGTCAAATGGTGTAAAAAACACGGTTTAATTTTTCGTGTTATCAATGAATCTGATATGTTTCACCAAGGCAAAGGCCGATAAATATCGGTATGACCGATAAACTTAAACAACTATTTGATTTACCTGATGATATACCCGTTGAAGAAATTAAAACACAGGTAGCAGAATCTCAGCAAGTAATTACACAACTAGACCAAGCCATTGATAAAATTGACCAAGCTTTGCCAATGGTCAAAGACCTTGATAACAGCGATAACGAATTAGACGAGCTGGCCAGTCTCGCTCAAGAAAAATTTCAAGATCTAATGGATTTGGGATTTAATGTTGACAGCAGATTTGCTGGAGAAATATTTTCTGTGGCAGGTAATATGTTAGGACATGCTATTACTGCAAGAACAGCAAAGATAAACAAAAAATTGCGTATGGTAGAATTGCAATTAAAGAAAGCTAGACTGGATCAACAGGCCACAGACGGTGATTCAAATCCCAATGTGCCAGTAGGAGAAGGACAAGTGTTAAGTCGCAATGAGCTATTAGAAAAGTTATTGGCCGATCGCAGGCAAAATTCTAAAAAAGAATAAATATGTTATAGGATTATAGACAAATGAAAACATTTCAGCATTACCTAACAGAAAGTCAAAAGACCTATGACTACAGAATTAAGGTTGTAGGTGAGGTCAATGACGGCTTTTTTTCAGATTTAGAAAAGAAACTCAGTCAATTTGACATTGTAAAAATGTCGAAACCAAAGACCACACCCATATTGACTACATTGAAAGATTTTCCCGACGAAAGAAATCAAGCAATTACCAGTGTTGATGTCACATTTAGATATCCGGCCATTGAGCCACAGATACAGCAATTAGCACAGATAATGGGAATGAATCCCAGTTTAGTGAGAATGATTGATCTTCGTTATGATGACAGCATGAATCGTGAAATTGAAGCGATTAATAGTGAAAATAAAGATCTCTTAACTGACACTGATTATCCTGCTAATAATTCAGAACAAAATGAATTAAAGAAAGATTACAGCACTGGGCCATATGATCACGCAGTGTTGAAAAATGCCTATAGATCAGACTTTACTGTGGCAGGTGGTAAAACCCCCGCAGCAGAAACCACTAACAATTTACCGCAAGGTACTGCTAGTCCAATTTCTAATATAAAACGACCACCAAAGCCTGCCACTGGTGCTCAACCAAGAGGATAAAGATATGACATTTTTTTACGATTTAAACAAAAAATTATCTGAATTAGATAAACCCAAAACTGTAATCAATGACGATAAAACAAACAAACAAACTGCCATCTTAGAACAGGCAGGCAGTGACTTATATCAAAAATACAGTATTCAGAAACAATTAGATGAAAAAATGTTTGTAGATCCAGACACAGGTGAAAGAAGATTAATACCAAAACCTACTTTGCCTCAATCTCAACCTCAATCGGGATCGCAGACTTCGTCGGACACGCAATCTGGATCAGAACCTCAGACTGGAGACAGAGATAATGAGATTAAACCTAAGTGTCCACCTTTTACACCAGCATCTAAATGCAATATGAGAGAAGATGAATTGTCAGAAATGATGCGTCTTGCTAGTATGGAAAAAAATCAGGTATTAGAGCAAGGTGCGGGTCAAGTTAGTGTACCCAATGCCGACCAAATTAGGCAGGGCCTGGATCAGGTAGGACGGGCGATGTTACAGAGATGGCAGAAAGAACAGGAAACTGCTAGGCAAAACAGGCAATTTACAGCAGATGTTGATAGGGTAAAAAACAGTAACTGGGTTTTTCCCAACAACGTTGGGACAGCCCCGCTGCCGTTGGAGAAACTAGCCAGCTACAGTAAAGAAAGAGGAATGGAGACGATCGATGCCGCGGATAGATTACAACAAAGAGGTGTGGATATTCTTGGGCTAGCGAGAAATAGAGTCAATCCTTCTACTTTAGACAGTGATTTACAAGAGGATCCAAGTTCTCAACAAAACACCACACAATTTCAAACTGATCTAAACAGAGTTCAAAGTAGTATGTACATGAAACCCGGAGACACAAATGTCTACAGCAGAGAAAGAGGCCTGGGCCCAAGCCAGGCCGCACGACGATTATCTGACAGAGGTGTGGATATTCCTGGGCTAGTGGGAAATAGAGTCAACCCTTCTACTTTAGACAGTGATTTACAAGAGGAGGATGATTTATCGGAAATGATGCGTCTTGCTGGTATGGAAGAAGGCAATGAATTTTCTGGTGCATTAGATGCTGCTAGAGATGCAGGAGAAAAAACATTTGATGTTGATGGCCAAACTTATCCTGTGAAAGAAGGTGTGGCTGAAAACGGACTAGGTGCCTACATTGGCCGTACGACATTTGGCCCCGATTCAAAAGCTTGGAAAGAATCTGTAAAGGGAGGAAAGGGAACAGAACAAGATCCCTATACATTTTTACCAGGCACTGAACTTAACACAGCAGGCGTATTAATGCGTAATTTAGCACTGATAAAAGCTGGAAAAGAACCATCTTATGATAATTTTGGACCTACAGGTATCAAAATTTATTTTGAATACAACGGAAAACTTTATGTAGGTGATGGTAGTAATAAGATCATGCGAGCAAATGACGATCAAAATGTGGCGGAAGGCTCTAAACACGCTTCGCGCCCTGGTACAAAGGGTCGTCCTGGTAGTGCGGAACAAGCTCAAGCAGATCTTAATCGTAAAAGACAATTCAAAGCAGACTCGGAAAAAAGAATAGCAGAAGGGAAAAATAAAGGGCAAGATGTGGCGGAAGGCTCTAAACCAGACTTCCCAGACATAGACAAAGACGGCAATACCACAGAACCCATTGGTCAGGCAGCAAAAGATGCTGCAAAAAGAAAAATTGCAGGTAAAAGATATGGTGGTGCTGCACAAAAAGATGACCAAATTGATCAAGAACCATCTCGTGGCCCCGGTCGCCCAGAAGAAGGTGGACCCAAACACACATATGATGCACCATTTGGTACAACAATAGTTCCCGATTGGAAAGGCCCGCGCACTGTACACAAAATCAGCAATGTTGAACCCGGTAAAGAGGCAGTCAAAAGAGGCCGTCCTAAAAAAGGCAAAGAAGTCAAAGAAGATCCTGCCAACACACCAATGCCAGGTAATAAATTGTCTCCAAAAGATCAGTTTAAATCTATTATGACAGATGTAGACACGGTAGAAAAAGGTTATAATTATGATCCAACTACTGGAGAAAGACGTTTAGCCGTAAGAGGACTTGGCCCAGGCATTGCTGCTAAACATCTTGAAAAAGATTCAGCACAAGGCCGTTTCGCTGCTCCTGGTTTTGGTGATCAAGGTCAATTTATTATGGGTCCAGGAAATTTAAATGAACGCGGCGAATATGATCGTGAAGGTGAACAGGATGACATGATTGATATAGTTGATCGCGGCGAATATGATCGTGAAGGTGATATGGCTCACGATCAATTAAGAACCATACTGGATGCAGCCGAAGAACTACGCAGTATTCTCACAGCCGACGAAAATTTACCTGAATGGGTTCAATCAAAAATCACCAAGGCATTAGACTATATTGACACTGCACGTGATTACATGAAAAGTCAAAAATCGGGCGAAACAGAACCAGTAAACGAAAAAGCAGTCAGTCGGGCACAACGCAGAGCCGCTGGCATAGCACATGCCGCACAAAAGGGAAAGATTCCCAAGAAAAAACTGCGCGGTGCTTCGAAAGAAATGGCCAAGATGCCCAGGGGTGAACTCGAGAAGTTTGCCAAGACCAAAGAAACGGATCTGCCAACAAAAGTCAAAGAAACCACAACCAGTGGCAGTGTGGCCACCAGTGATGTTGAAGCCAAACCTAAAAAATCCAAAGGTGGTGTGAGTTTCGGCAAAGGCATTTATGACAGTTGGAATAGAGAATTAGAAGTCATGATAGCAGAATCCATGGACATCACTGTGAACCAACACACACAGGATGATGGCTCAATTAAAAAAACTATCACTGTTAATGCCACCGACGAGGATGCAGAACAATTAGCTCAATTATTAAATTTGGCGGGCATGGATCAACACGATGACATGCACGATGATCATATGTGCCCAGTGTGTGATCAAGAACCCTGCGGTTGTGCAGAAATGGTAGACGAGAATAAACCAGACTGGCCTACCAACACAGAATACAATGATGATGCATTACAGTATAGTGGTGGTTTAAATAGACCCAAATCAACTGGTCAAACTACAGTGCCTGTGATTGCCAGTCAATTGGATAGACAGATGTCAGAAGATGACGAGTTAGCTCGATTGAAAAAAATGCTAGGATAAGGTATGAAAACTCTCAAACACTATCTAATAGAAGCAGAACAATGGTATAATACCCCCTCTATAGGGGATAACTTTGACATTGAACTAGAAGATCGGACCTTGTTAGAAACTTATATCTTAGACCAAGATCAACAAGGTAATTTGCTATTAGATAGTTCTGAAGAGATTTATGCCATCTTAGAAGACTGGAATATGTTAGAGGATGAATTAGAAGAAGATGCAGACAAAGAAGGTGATGTTGAACTTGATGCCGGGTATGATATTAACATAACTCAAGACGATGACACAGAAAAGCCCATAGTAACAACACCACCAGAAGCAGAAATCTACGATAATCCCAAATACCAACATCTTAGGCCTTCCTTGGATGAAGCCGAATATCAAGGTCGCAAAGTGCCATTGGGTAAACCCATGCGAGGTGATGTTAAAAAATTTAAAGTCTATGTTCGTGATCCCAAAACTGGCAATGTAAAAAA